TTATTTGAATAATTTAATAAACGTATTCTTTCCAACTATTCCATCTTGTGATAATCCATTTCTTTTTTGAAATTCTCGTACCGCACTTTCTGTTGCGGGTCCGAATATTCCGTCTGCATTAATGTTAAATAATTTGCAAATAAGCATTGATTGAATTAACCATGTGATGTTTCCTTCTGCACCTCTTCGAACATTTATGCAGGCATTGTAAGTGTTAGTTCCAAATATTCCATCGACTGCTAGTTTACTTCCAAACTGTTTATTTAATTCTGTTTGTAATCCCTTCACCAATGCCTTCTTTGTCTCATTTCCATAAATATTATCTACTGAAATATTTAAGCCATATTTTTCATTTAAAGAGGTTTGTATTGTAGCTATTTTTCCCTTTTCTTGGCTTGGCTTTGATACTTCTTTTTCATTTGAATTTGCTATTTGATCAAATGGAAAATTGTCACCCGGGCAATTTGTTGCATTTACATTTTTATGAACTTGTACTGTGTTTATTCCATATTTATTTTTTAAAAAATTTACAAGTTCTCTTCCAGCCTTAATCTCCTCCTCTTGCATTATTTCTTCTTTATAATCTCCTTCAAAGCAAATTCCCAATGAATCATAATTTGCACCATATGCATGTGCTCCAACCTTATCCTCTGGACGAAGTCTATATATTGTGCCGTCTTTTCTTACCAGAAAGTGATATCCAGCTCCACTCCAACCATTGTTTAAATGCCATCTATGAATGTCCTCAGCAGAACACTTTTTGGCCGCAGCATGATGTAAAATTATTCTTTGAGTAGAACTACGTGTATCCATTTGTTTAAAATTTAAATTTGTATTAATTATATTCATATTTATTTCTTCTCCCTATTACTAATAGCCTTCTGTCCTAATAAATACGTACTTATTACACCTTGAACAACAGCTATTACTTGTACTATTTGAATCGCATATGGTATTGTTATTCCTTCTACAGCATTAATTCCAGTAACTAGAGCACTAATAATTGCCAAAACATTTATTGTATATTTTGCTATTGTCTTAATCTTTTCCATATTAAATCCTCCTAATATATTGTATTCGAGGAATTTTTTATTGAGACTATTTATACAAATTTAGACAAAAATTTATTTTTTCAAAATTCCAGTTGGAAATATTTGACTTTTTCTGTAAAACATTGTATAATTTTACCAGTAACATATTTTGATATGTGTTGCCTTCGAATATAAACAGAGTTCGGAGGCACAATCCTCCGAACAATCACAAGGAGGAAGTTTTAATGAAAGTATCGATGAACGACATGATCAAAATCAAGCCTAACAAGATCGGCGATGAATTGCTTCAAAAAGTTTTTGGAAATTCTCAGGAGCTTCCTAAAAAAGATCCTGATGGTTACACCGAAATGAAGTTTCTCTATCTCCTTAAGATGTTCGAGGATTTCGAATATCTGGGTGAGGTCAACAAGCCGTTTGACGGCGATGTTATCGTAATCGCATAATTTCATTTCATGGTACATGCCTTATCACATGTACCACAACCACCAGTAGAGTTGCTCATTTCAGAGCAACTCTGCTGGTGGTTTATTTTTTATATAACTAGATTAAATTTATAACAAAAATCGTTGTCAAAAAATTGACAAACAGATAATTAATGTATATAATAAATATAGGAAATGAAAAACCACAATCGTGGTTGCCACATATTATTGTAACAACACATCTGCTGGCCAAAGCAAAGATGTGTTGTTTTATTTATTCCTTATTTGACAAAATTATGTATATAATTGCTAATAAGGCTACGTTTATAGTAAGGGAAAATCCCCATGCATATATTAAAAATAATATAATCCCCATAAACACCACCTCACTTTCCCATAGTATATACTATGAAGTAAAGTGGCAACACACTTGCTTATCTCATTTCCTATATCAATTACTATACTATATATATTAATAAAAAACAAGCGAACACTAAAAATATATGCATATTTTTTTATGTTAGATAAAATAAAAAAAATTAAAGTTATATAAAACTCTAATTTTTTCATTCTGGAGCTAACAACGGGAATCTACCCGCGTCGGGAAAATTGTCCACTGGACAATTTTCTGTTCCTCCTTTTCAATTCCCATTTTAAAATAAAAAATACTAGAATTCTCTCAAAATTCTAGTTTTCTATAAATTCTGGAGCTAACAACGGGAATCGAACCCGTGACCTCAGCCTTACCAAGGAAAAAGTTTCATTTTATAAAGCTAACCATTTTCAATGCTTTTCAGTCTTTTTATTTTATTTTTGACCACTTTTTGACCACTTTTTTGTTCTACAATACTTCATTATATTTTTCAATCAATTCTTTATAAAATACTTAAGATTTATTAAAAATTACGTTAGCTGAAAAAGAAAATATTAATTTTTCACAACTTTTACAGGAAGCAATAAGAAACAAACTTGAAATTGACTAATTCTGAAAATTTTTATATAATACTATTAGGATACATGTTTTATTCTCAAAAGGAGAATATAGGCTAGCGAAACGCTAGCTTTTTATTTTTTCTTACAAGTATTTTCGAGAGAACTATACAGCTCTCTCGACTATCATTTTTATGTATTCATCTATTTTTATGCTTTGCTCAATTATCTCCTCATAATTGTTATCATTTTTTATCATTAGTTCAAGCTTTTCCAAATCTTCTTTCATAAGCTTGTCCTCCTTTTTAATATAATAACAAATTTTATGTGAAAAGGCTGTCGAAACTTGTAAAATGGCTAAAAATAGGCAAAAAATCAACGTATGAGAATGAGTTTTAAGACATTTTAATTATTTAAGAATATAGTTTGTCGTCTAAATTTTCGCACTTTCTTTCGCTATAGCGAAAATTGGCATAAAAAAAGAGGTAGGATTTCTCCTACCAAAAATCTATCTGAATAATTTATTAAATGTATTCTTACCTACTATACCATCTTGTGACAAACCATTTCTTTTTTGAAATTCTCTTACTGCATTTTCTGTTGCATTTCCGAATATTCTATCTGCATCTATGTCGAATGAATGACATACTAACATTGCTTGAATTAAATATGTGATATTTCCTTCTGCTCCTTTTCGAACATTTATACAAGCATTATAAGTATTGGTTCCAAATATTCCATCAACTATTAGTCCTCTATGATATTGTTCATTTAATTCTGTTTGTAGCGCTTTTACAAGTGCTTTTCTTGTTTCGTTTCCATAGATATTATCTACAGCAATATTTAGTCCGTATCTATCATTTAGAGTAGATTGTATTTCTGCGACGTTGCCTTTTGTAACGTTTTCTTGTGGTTGAGGTATAACTTTATTGTTTGTCTCAGAATTTACAATCTCATCGAATGGAAATTTGTCTCCTGGGCATGAGGTTGCACATACATCTCTATGAGCCTGTACTGTTGTTATATTGTACTTATTCTTTAAATATGCAACTAATTCTTTTCCTGCTTCTTTTTGAGCTTCTGGCATATCTTCTTCCATATAATTACCTTCAAAGCATATTCCAATAGAATTGCAATTTGAGCCATATGCATGAGCTCCAACTTTATCTTCTGGACGAAGTCTATATACTTTACCATCTTTTCTCACTAAAAAATGATACCCAGCACCACTCCAACCATTATTCAAATGCCATCTATGTATATCTTCTGCAGAACAACTTTTAGCGTCTGCATGATGTAGGATTATTCTTTCTGTTGATTTTCTTGTGCTCATGTCTTTAAATTGTAAATTAGTTTCAATTATTTTCATAATTATTTATCCTCCTTATTAATTAGATTCTTAAACATTTCGTATAGACCTGTAGAAGCTAGTCCACTAAACATTCCAGTTAGTATTACTTCTGCATTTATACCATTTAAATTCATTAATACATTAATTACTAAACCTAATATTAGCATTATTAATGGTATGTACTTGTTTGGTATAAAATCAAGACTATTTTTTATAACATAGCCTACACATAAGCATATTCCTACAACTACTATACTAAAATATTGTGTTAATACTGATATATCCATTTATAACACCCCTTTCTTTACTAATTCTTCCCACTTGCTATGTACATATGAATTTCCATGAAGTTTCGTGTACTCTTCATATATCTCATAAGCTCTTTTAATTTGAATTGGAGACTTTTGTATTCCAGCCTCCAATTCTGATAAAAAATCTGTTAAATATGTTTTATCATTTTCATATTTAACAGAATCCAAGTCCCTTTTTATATCTTTTTTTAATTCTTCTATGGTTTCAACCTTTTTACTAGTGTTTTTACTTATTATTGTATTAATAATAGTGGCACCAGCAGTTATTACAGCAATTATTATCTGGACCATCTTTTATTCCTCCGCTTTTTCTTCTGTGTTTGCTGTTGTCTCCTCTATTATGTTGTCAGTTTTTTCTGTATTCTCTGTTGCTTCTGCATAAACTTCTTCTGCTTTTAGTACTAATGAGCTATATTCTTCATCACTAATCTTATTCATTGCATAAAATATATTTAGCTTGTTCTCAATTTGCTCTTTCTCTGCATAATATTTCTTTTCAATTAATTTTAATAATAATTCTGATATTCTCATATTAATTACACCTCTTCTTTCAAATCATTTTCTAGATTATCTAACAATAAAGCACTTGTCTCTGTTGTATTTAGCAAGTTCTCTATATTGCTTAATCTTTCGTTATATTCTTTTGCTTGATTATTAAACATTGTTTCAATGTCCTTTTTGTATGTTATGTCTAGCATTGCTAATTCGTTGTCTACACTAATGTTTGTGACATTCTTATATGTATATAGTATTTTATCTATTACAGCTTGTTGCTCTTGTGTATATGGTATTATTTCTTCTTCAGCTAATGGATATTCTACTATTGCATTATTATTTTGTAAAAAAATTTCTAAAGCTTTAGTGTCTTCGATTCCAGTAGTTAACAATCTCAAATAAGTATAACTTCCATCTTGTCTTAAGGCAATTTGCCACCCCTCTATTGTATCTTTCATGATGTCCCAAGGTACTCCTAAAAATTTATCAGATAAAACACTTATTTTCAAATTATCTGTTTTTAAATTTTTTAAAAGCAATCCTTTTTCAGTGTTTACACCTAACGCAAATTTGTTATCCAATGTCTTAAAATAGCTCTCATTTGTACCACCACTACCATTTAAAATTATAATTCCAACATTTTTATGTATGCCATCTTCAGCCAAGTAATCCTTTACCCCATTTGGCAAACTTCTTAGTTTTTGTCCTTTTGCAAGTGGAAATATTATTTCTTGTTCTTGATGAATTTCATATGGCTCATCTAAATTCAAATAGTCTCCTTCTAATATCATTGTGCCTTCTGTTATTATTGTAACTCCTGCACTATTAGTGTATTGCTGAGTTACGTATGCTAAAGTTTTTTCCTTATTCGTTTTAAATTTTACTATAAATTCATTTGTATTTTTCTTTTTGTTTGCAGATAGCAATTCGCTTGTTCCATCTTCATAAATTCCCGTAAAATTTATGTTATTCTCTGTAGTAACATTTGATTTACATTTTAAAATATATGTATATTCAGTTTTTTCTTTAATTTTTGTTGGTGCAATAATTAAAGGTATCCCTCCTGTTGTAAAACTTACGTTTCCATTTTCATCTTTATATATAATTTTTGAGTAATTAGTATCATTTATAACTTTTTCTATTTTATATAAATTCTTGTTACTTATTGTTACTCCTAAACTGCCACAATTGTAAGCTGAGTAAACGACTTTCTCACTTCCAACTTGTACCTTCAAATTAGTGTAATCAACATAAGTACCTGCGACTACTCTCGCATCTGTTGTTACATACAATATAGCAGAAATAGTATCTAATTCACTGTTTAAATTTGATGGAATTGTGATATATCCAGTGCCAGAAGCTGAAAGCACAACTTGTAGTAGACTCTTTGTAAGAGAAGATGAATTTCCTGCGAATATTGATATTCTAGGGTTTCCACCTGTAGTTTCTATATCAGCGTGAATCCCTAATGTTTTTCCTAACAACTCTCTTCCTCCGAGTTTAAAAGCTCCGTAAGTATAATTCCCATCTTTATTTGCAATTAATCTTCTACCGGTATCTAGTGCATTTCCTCTCAAGTTATTCGAGGCATCAACTGTATCTTTATTTAATAAATTAATATTATCTCCAACATTTTCTATTTGGCTAAGAGTATATGCTGATGGTGATGTTCCATATGCAACCTTATCAAATGTAAATAAATTATCACAAGTAGTTTGGTCTGGTTCGTTTCCTTCTCCATACAATTCAGTTAAATCTATACAAATGAAATCTCTAAAATAAGCTTCCCACACTTCATCAGTATTCGAAGATTGAAACATTACTCCTATACTGCAGTTTGAAGATTCCGGTACTAAAATTGTCGAAACTGATGTTTCGTTTTGATAGATATTACTAGAAATACCTTTTGCTGGTTGTGGATAATTGTCACTTACTGATTCAGATAGAAATAATTCTGCCGATACCCACGCCTTATCTTTTATACATTTCATTGCCACATAATATTTATGTCCTACTATCGTATTTAGTCCTTGATAAGCTCTATTAAATCCTGCCGTGCTTGTGGATATTTTTAAATATTTTATTCCATTTTTGTTTACTACACTAAATTTAGAAGAAGCCTTCCACTCATTTAAATCACTTTTAAAATCTGCATTTTTTACCAGGTTATTATATGGTTTTACTTTTTGATAGCTTTTACCTCTTAACTTCCACTCAAAATCCATATTTGAGCTATCTTCTAAATGTATGTTATTACCACTTGCATGTCCTTCTGGTATTTGTGATTTCAGCAAACTATTTTCTTTTTTTATTGCTTCTATTTCATCTGTTTCTCCAGTTGGTAACACTAGATTTAGTACCTGATTTGGTGAGTTTCCAGTTATTGTTGCTGATGGAACAGCTCCTTTCTCTACAGTTCCTATAGTTAAAGAGTTTGCCGGACCTGGATTACCTTGTATGCCTTGTTCTCCCTGCGGCCCTACATTTCCCTTCTCTCCTTTATCACCTTTTGGTAGCACTAAATTTAATATTTGATCCGGTGCTTCTCCTATAATAGTAGCAGATGCTTCTTCACCACTAGATACTCGTCCAATAGACAATGACGTGGTCGCTCCTGTTTCTCCTTGTATTCCTTGTTCCCCTTTAGGTCCTTGGTCTCCTTTTTCACCCGTATTTCCTTTTGGTCCTATTGGTAAGACAAAATTTAATATCTGATTTGGTGATTCACCAACTATTGTTACAGAGGCTTCTTCTCCTTTTTCCACTCTTCCGATTTTTATTGAATTTATAGGACCAGGATTACCTTGTATTCCTTGCTCTCCTCTTGGTCCAACTTCGCCTTTTTCCCCAGTGTCTCCCTTTGGCAATACTAAATTCAGTATCTGGTTAGGTGCTTGTCCTATTATCGTTGCTGATGGGACAGTTCCTTTTTCTACTGTTCCAATTGATAATGAGTTAGTCTCACCAGTATCACCTTTTTCTCCTTTATCGCCCTTAGGTAAGATCAAATTTAAAGTTTGATTCGGAGCTTCTCCAGTTATTGAAGCAGATGCATTTTCACCTTTTTCTACTGTGCCAATTTCTAATGTATTTGCAGGTCCAGTATCTCCCTTTGGACCTGCTGGATAGACATTTCCAGTTAAGTTTACTGCATTTATAGGCATATTACACACCTTCCTTTCCTATTTGAGCTGGATATAATATAAGTTCTGCCGGTCCATTTTCATCATATCCTATTATTGTTTGATTTTCGTTTAATGATATTTCGTACCAATATGTCTGAGGTTTATTAATGGTTTCTCCTATTGTTGAATCTTTTTCTAAAATACAAATATCAACTTCATTCGTTGCCTTATCAACTACAACTTCTTTATCCATCAAAATGTTATTGTAGTCCTTTTTTTCAAATACTCTAAATTTAATTTTGTCTCCAATCTTAAATTCATAGTTAGGAATTGTTAGTTTTATTGTAGCTGCATCACCTCTTGATAATTTTATAGTCTTATCTTCAATTTCTATCATTATTTTATGTACCTCCTAATTTTTCATAAAACCATATATGTTTAAGATTGCCATTACTCTACCTGTATTCTGCATCGCTGTCTTTTGATTTGTGTTAAAATCACTTCCATACGTTGGAACCTTTCTTGTTGTTTGTATTATAAATTTGTTTAGTCCTTTTGAAATATTAGAGCTAATATCAGATGTAATATTAGTCTGAATAATACTTCTTGAGGCAGATGGTGTTGAAGGCGTCCAATCGTTGCTTCCATTAAATATCTTTGTAAGCTGTGTTAATGTATCTTCAATAGTATTTTGAAAATCACTTTCCCAATATCCTTCAAATTTTCCATCTAAAACTGCTTTATATATTCCTATGCCTCTCGTAAAACCCCAATTTGAATTATTCCAAAGTGCCGGTTGATGTATTATAGTTATATATGCTTTTGACACTTTGAAGTTATCTGGAATATCTGCGTATATAATAATATCAGACTTTGTAAATTTATCATTTGCCAAATCTACATTTAGCCCTAATGGCATTAATCCCTGGTATCCCATATTACTCCCTAAATACTGTAGGTTTGTCATAAGTCCATCATCTGTGATTATTTTTGAACCATTTAAGAGTGACACATTTCCATATTCGTCTAACTTGAAATTCTTGGTATCTATAGTACCATTATTAAGATTTATTTTTGTTCCTTTAGAATTACTTACATAGTTTACAGAAGTTATAACTCCAGTTTTTATGTTTTCTCCAGCTATCGTTGTACTTCCACCAGTTGCTAAGTCTGTAAACTTTACATAGTCTTTGGTTATTTGCTGAACTGTCCCTTGTAATACCGTAAGCTTCTCTCCTTGTTGCAGTGCAACAGTAGTAGAATATTGGTTAGACGGTACAAAATCCGCTTCATCATAAGTTAATTCAGCTGTTTTACCTAATTGACATATATATAATATTCCTTCTTCTTTTATCCACCAATCTCCACTTGAATATGGAGTTACTGGAACATCGAAAAAAACTTTTCTTTCATGTTCATTGGTTACGAGTTCTGAATTTGTTAGTGCCATTGCTTGTACCAAAGATGTATCCTTATTTCTTTTCCAACCACTTTCTGAATATTGATATACATATCCTGTTTTCCTATCATAATATATATCTCCATAGTGTTCCGCTGGTAAACTCCAATTTATATATGGCTCATTTTGTAATGTTGGTATATTATCATAAAACCAGAGTGATACTTCACTCTGGCTATCTAATACATCTTTTAAATTTAAGATTAAAGAATGTAATATATTATTTATTTCATTATTAATTTGCAATATAGATTTTTGAGCATACTCTACATTTTTCTTTAGTCCTAATAAGCCTGCAAAATCATACTTTTTTTCTAAATCTTGAGCATTTCTTACTCCGTTCGCATCTTGTTTACTTGCCATATTTCCTCCTACCAGCTTACTTTTCCATTTTTGTAGACTGTAAAGCCTTTTATCTTCTTATATGCTTTTAATTTTTCATCAGATGTTATATTTAAAGTATCAACATATTTTGCTAACGTACTTCTTTCTCCAGATGTTAATTTGTACTGCATTCCTAGAAGTAACAATTTCTGCTCATAAGTCATTTTAGCCGAGTTAATATATTCATATACTTTTCTTTGTTTACTACCACTTATTGCCTTACCATTTACAGTTCCATTATCTACATAGTCACTATCAAATCCTTGTTGTTTGTATTTTAAATACTCATCAATATCTGTATTTGCATAATTCATTATTTCATATTCTGTGTCTTGTTCATTCTTAATATACGTTGAATATAGAGCTTTCTTTTCTTTATCACTATATTTTGAATTTAATAATATTTGTATTTTATCTTTTTGCTTTAAACTCTGATTTTTATTAAGATTTCCATTAGCTCTTTGTTTTTGAGTTTCCTGGTACACTTTCTGTTTGTAGTCAGAATAAGTCTCCGTTGATATATTGCTATTCTTTTGTTTAGTCTCTTCATTCATTGAAGTCCATTCTCCACTACCATTCTTATAATACTCTTGGTCTCCAATTTTAGCCGAATTTTGAGTTTTTGTGAAATTTGTATAATTTTGCAAACTACTTTCTGCTAGTTCATTAATCTTTTCTTGAATCTCTCTAACTTTAGCAGTCTTTTCCTTATTTGAAATATTGCTCATTTGTACATTACGCTTTTCTTTATACAATTTTCCCATTTCTTTTGAGGTATTATTTAAATACTTAAGCTGGATTTCATCTTCATCTGTTGCCAATGGATCATTTGCAATTTGATTTTGCTTCTCCAAAGTTTCATAAAATTTACTTACATATTTATTTTTCAAGACACTATCAGTTGTAAATTTATCTTTAAATACATTCTGTTTTGCTTGTGGTGTAATCATAGGTAGAAGAACGTCTCCTACACCACCTGAGTACTGGTCTATTAGATAGTTTATTTTCTTTGGACTAGCATTAATTTTACTACCAAGCCATTTACTAAATTCATCTGTAGTTTCATCATATTGGTTTTTAGGCAATTCTTTTTGCAGTCTACTTGATACTAGATCACTTCCATACCATGTTTTATTATTTTTAACTTGCATTATAGGTGCTAATATATTATCTTCTAATGGATTGTTTGGTGCTACCTGGTTTATTACAGTATCCTTAAATCCTTTCCATGCATCTTCATTACCTTCTATAGATTCTAATGTTCTCCTTGCTGCAGCTCCGAATACACTTAGCACTCTTCCTTTAGGTATTCTTATAAACTTCCCTTCTCCAGTTTTAAACAAGTAATATAAATCTTTTGTACTTTCGGGTAATTTTTCATAGTCCTTATCATCATCTAACAATATATGATTTAAAATCGATGGTACAACGCCCATAAGTGTTGCTTTAACTAATAGATTTACATATCCTTTTGCTCCTTTTTGTTCCGAAAAATTTCTAAATTGTTTATCCAGTCCTTGTATAGATGCATTTAAAAAGTTAACGCCATTTCTATTTATGGCTTTTGTTATATCTCCTCCACGTTTAAAATTAGTAGTTATTTCCGCAGCATTATACAAAGCCTCATTTAAGCTTTTTCCATCTTCTAGTGTAGAAATAAATTCAGACATTCTTGGAAGTTGTTCTACAATTTCATTTGCATTTCTTATTTTTTCTACAAATTTATTTGGTTGTTTCTTTATACCCTCATTATAGTCAAAATAAGTATTTGTCATTCCTCCATTTGCCATATATGTTTCATAATATTCGCCTTTCGCCATAATCTCATTTAGAGCTTTCCCATAATTCTTTACAAATTTACTACTGTATTTTGAATTAAACATTCCGTCTTGAAAATCTTTAAAAAAGTTTGTAACTATAAAGATTGGGTTGCTCGAAGTTAAAACACTTCTATGCAAACTTGTTACTTTTTGCAATGCTTTTATCGGCAGTGTTTCTTCCAACCTGCTTCTTTCTGTCGGCTTTAAACTTTCGTATAAATTGTCATCTATTTTTAGCTTTTGCAATTCGCCATTTTCAAAATAAGTATAATACTTATTACCTTTTGTATCTGTATCAACCAATGTATCTAGTCCAAATAACATTGTTGGAGATAATTGAATTGAACCTTCTTGCTCCACATGCGAATTTTTCAATGTTTTTGCAAGTTCTTGTCCTAGCATGTTTTGATTTATTAATCTTTTTATTTTTATTGCCTGTTGTGCCATAGTTTCTTTCAAAGGTTGTATATCTGCATTGCCTCCAGTTGCATTTTTTATTGGAGCATTTACACCAGTTTTATTTTTATCTCCTGCATATGTGCTGTCTTGCAAGTCTCTAGAAATAGTTACATAGTTTGGATACATTGATTCGAGATATTTAACCATATCATTACTTAGTAGTCCTGCATCAACCAAGCATTGCAAATTGTTATGATTGAATTTTTTAATATCTTTTGCATACTCCTTAAACTTAGGATATCTTTGTTCTAATTCCATTGCTATTGCTGTCGATTCGGCCGGTCCAATTTCAGAGCCAAAAACAAACTTGTTTCTTTCACTTCTATCAATATTATGCTTATGTAATAAGTACTCGCTAAATTCCTTGGTAAGATTTTGTTTCTCTATCGGCTCCCAGATTTCATTAATAGATTTGCCTATTTTCTTCCCTTCATTATTAGTTTGTGCTACACCGATTTCGTATTGTCCCTCTGCAAATGAATTTAAATTTCTATCATATACATACTTCAATTCTGGATTGTTCGCTTCCTTAGATAACTTATCTATATAGTGACCTTTATTAATGAATTTCTGTGCTAATTCATCAAAACTGTCTTTAAATTTGTATTTATCATTTACATACTTTTCTAAGATATTGGCTTTTTTCTTTTCTGTTAATATCTTAGTTTCTCCTTCTTTTTCGTATATGTCATTAAGAACGGCATAGTCTTCATCAGTTAACAAATCTTGTTTTATCTTGTTTTCAAAAAATTCTTTTGTTGGTACATTCAGGTTGTTTTCAATATATTTCTTGGTATTTGAAAAGTCATCAATAGAGGCTGTATTATTTTCATATTTTCCTAAGATATTATCTTTTTTCTTACTTGTTAATATCTCTGTTCTTCCTTCTTTTTCATATATGTCATTAAGAATAGCATAATCTTCATCAGTCAACAGTTCCTGACTTTTCTTGTTTTCAAAATATTCTTTTGTTGGTACATTCAAATTGTTTTCAATATATCTTTTCGTGTTTGAAAAGTCATCGTTAGACTCTGTATCACCTTCATACTTTTCTAAATAATTACCTTTTTCCTGTTTCGTCGATATATCTGTTTTTCCTTCTTTTTCATATATATCGTTAAGAACCTTATAATCTTCATCAGTTAATAAATCTTGCATTTTCTTGTCTTCAAAATATTCTCTTGTTGGTATATTTAGACTATTTTCCACATAATTTTTTGTATTTGAAGAATTGTTAATAGCTTTTCTATTATTTTCTTGAACTTTCTCTATTGCCAATTTATATTCTTTTAAGTTTTTTCCTGTTCCTTGCTGTTGATAATTGTTTTCCACGAATTGTTGCCAGTTTTTCGTTGGTACAGCATATTTTTGATTAATATTTGCATACTGACCTTCATCTCCATTTATCCATGCGACATCATTTATACTAACTTCTTTAGAATATATTTTCCCATTCCCAGCATAATCTTGTGCCATATTCTTTGAAGTTGATACAAATCCGCCTTGAGTAATTGGCTTACTCGAATAAACTGTTACTTTACCTCTCTCCAAATCTTTCTGTGCATCTTCAAAAGAATAATCTCCATAAACAAAACTTTCGTTATCATGTATGGCTTCTTCAAAAGTCTTAATATCTTCTATATTTCTTATTCCAGTATGATAATCATCTTGCATCTTATTATTTTCTTGAATAATATTTAATTGTTTCTGTTTGTTTTCGAGCAAAGAAAAAGAACCTGAATTATTTTCAGATTCCACATTATTTTCTTTTATTCCTCCCAATACCAATCCGTTATTTTCACTAGTATTTGATGAATTTTTCTTTTTATTGCTTTCATTAAATTCATTAGATATCTCCTCATTACTAATATTACTTAGGTAATTATACAACCCAATTTTCATTTTTTCAAGTATAGTTGTATCAGCATTTGCTGATTTAGGCATACTGTTAATTAAATCTTTTTGGTTGTATTTTTCTTGTATCATTCTAGCAGATGTGTCTCTAGCTTCAATCTCTCCAGGATTATTTTTATATTTTTCTTTTCCGAATTTTGTAGAAGTTCCCCCAGCAAAACCTTCTATTTGCTGAATTGCATGTTGTATCTCATGAATTAATGTTCCTTCTGCATTAGATATATTATTAAATCTATTAATATCTATAGTCAATTCATTTGTCAGTCTATTATATCTTCCATTTAATTTACTATTAGATTTAGATTTATTGGAGTTCATATCTTCAATCTTTACTTTATAGTCTTTTAATTGAGGATACATTTCAAACAAAGTGTCATGAACAAGAATATCCTTTAACTTAAATTCTTGGCCAACTTTATAGTTTTTGTCTACTATTTTCATATTTTTATCAGAAAAATTGAATTTCATTTTTCCTGTGACTTTATCTTTATACCAACCTGTCTCTTTAAATATTTTTTCATTACTTTCTTTATTTTTTGCCATTTGCTTTGCTTTATTATAACTATTATATGCTTCTTTACTTACTTGTTGGTCTTTTATATTTTTCAATGCTTCTTTACCAGCAATAGAATATTTTAAATCACTGTCATTTTTATTAAACTCTTGATTATATGCTGTTTCAAACTTATTTCTTATATCAGTCCAAAATATCTTTTCATTTTTTCCGCCAGTAAACTTATTTAATTTATCTATTACCCAGTTATATATTTTCTTAGCAATAGATTGATTTTGGTTTACAAGTCTATTTACATATTCCTGACTTCCAAGTTCTCTTTGCAAAATACTCATTGTTGCTTCTTCATCAACAATTTTATTAAAGTCCTCTTTTGATATTTGTATTCCATCGTTTTCATACGCTTGTTTATATGTATCTTCTAAAGATTTCCTTGCATTCTTCCAATTTTCTTTTCTACTTGCATCTTTTAGTATCATATTTTGTACTTCATTTAACTCTAAATCATGGCCTAGCTCATGAATTGCAAGTTCTTGTACTCTTGTTTTTGTATCTTGTGAATTAGGATTAAATACAACTTCTCTGCCAGATATATTTCCATTTTCATCATATGTAGGTTTCCATATTGAAAATACATCTTTATTATTTTTAAAAGTATTCTCATCAAAGTATGTTGTTATTCCTCTTTTATTATACATTTGATTTATTTCTTTTAAATCCTCATTGTTATAATCTATATTATATCTTTTGGCACTTTCATTAAAGTCTTTTACTACTGTTTTATTTGTATTATTATTCTGTTGCAATTGACTATTATTGGCTATATCTTGTACAGACTCTCTATTTAAAATATTCTCTGTGTTTGCCTTACCTTCTTGATTGTTCAAATTATTAATTTGTTCATTTATTTTATCTTTTATATTCTGTTGTATATCTATTCCCGCTCCTTGTGCATCTTGAAGTGCTTGTTTATATTCTGTCTGTGAAACATTTTGACCATTATTATTTTTGTCAACAATTCCAGTACAAGAATTTATTCCTAAATTTGCTCCTCCAACTATAGCAGCAACCAGTCCACCATTAATTCCATCTTGCAACATTTTTTGTCCCATGCCTGACCAATCGGCTTTTTCTTTTCCAGCCACAGCAGTTGCAGAAATCTCTTGCAGTGGATCCATAATTGCTTCTTGAATAAAGTTATCTGCAATACCTATTCCGTAATTTTTTAATACATCTTTTACTGATGTTGCAATTTCTTTCTTGGCTATATTTTCAACAGCAGTTTTTGAACCTTCTTTTCCAGCACCAGATAACAAAGCCTTGACTCCTGCTCCAGCTTTTTCAAAGTTTCTAATTCCTACTTCTTCGGTTGCAGCTTCTAATCCCCCTAGCACAGATGAATATGCCAATGCTTGTTTATCACTCATTCCTCTTGATTTTGCATCATCTAAATACCCACCTGCTGCACTAGAATAAAAATATCCTGTTCCTAATGCTGGGTTTACACTACTTAAAACAGCTCCTACTCCCATTTGACCAATAGAAGGTGCTAATTCTGATAACTTTTGAGTTACTTTTCCACTCATAGAATTTATATTTTTTGACACAGCTTCATTGTCTTTTTGAATGCTATTATTCACTGCTTCTTCTATGAAATTCTTATTTAAATCTTCTTCTTTTCTATCTTGTATCGGAGTTGATAAGTATTTAGCTCTAGCCAATTTATTCGTAATATCATTATATCCTTTATATCCCTTATTTACAGCTGTAGCATAGTTCATTGTCTGTTTTAGTCCACTTGATGCACCTCTTACAAGGTTTTCTCCTATACCTAAGATGTCTTCAAATATGTTTTTGTTTTTATAAGATATATTACTATTATCATAGTACTGTTGAGCTGAGTTCTTTAAATCATTTTTATACAAATCCTCATTAATTTTTGTTTCTACTGGTGCTAGTAAATTATCTGCTGAATTTTTTTCTTTTATTTTAGAAGTAGCCCAATCATTTGTATTACCAACATTTATATTATTGTTTTGTCCGTACTTAGAGTTAAATATATTATTAAAATTGTCATTTGCCTCTTTCTCGAGGCTATTCCTAGAATTTAATCTTTCATTTACCTGGTCTTCTATTGATTGTAAATATTTTTTCTTTTCTTTCTCCGATAAATCACTTAATTTAAAAAAAGCCATTTTAGCCTCCTATTTTATACCATATCCATAATAAGCTAATAAAGCTTCTGGCGAATTGAATGTTTTCCCACTATATCCATCTTTAATATTATTTTTTAGTCCTGGTCCTTGAAGTACAGTCATTTTCTTTAATACCTCCTCAGCAGAGGTTGGCACCTGCTCTTTTGTACTTCCTTTAGATACAGTATTCGATGAATTTTGTAGCATATATGCATATTTAGCATTATACTCTTTTTGCCATTGTGCATCCGAAATTCTGTCTCTCTCTTTTTGATATGCTAATTGTTGACGTTTATATTGCATTTCTGCATTAGCCTGTCTTATATTTTCCTCTAATTGTTTTCTCTGTGTTAACAAACTTGCTAATGTATTAAATAATTCACGTTTTGAAGATAGCTCACTATTTATCTGTGATAATGTATTTTGATACTTATTATCATATCTAACACCTAATTCTTGTAATTGCTGTTGTTTGGTTTGAATTAATGTGTTTTTATATTGAAAACCTTGCAGAGCTAATTCTTGTTGATTTTTTAGAGCATTAGCTGCAATCTCTGCAAGTGTTGTATTATTAGTTAACTGTGCTTCTTTAATTGCATTGTCATAATTTAATATAGCTGAATTTAATGTTTCTCTTGCTGTAGCGACTCTATTTTGATACGTGTTATACATGCTTACTTTAGCTGTTTCACTATATCCACTATTTGAAAGACCATTTGAAGCTAAGTTTTCAGCATTTACACTATATGGATCTATTTGCTTTTTATAATCTGCATATGCACCTTTTTGTTCTTTTATATAATCCTTTTGTGTTTTATCCTTATTTTGATTTATTACATCAATAGTTTGTTGAGTCTTTTTATTTTGTAAATCTTCTTGTTGTTTTGCATAATCTTTTGAAGCTTGAATTTGGTCTTGATAAAATTTATCAGAACTATTAATCATTTGATTATAATCATTTGCTAACTCATTTTCTTTTTGCTGTTGCTCATTTTTTATATCAGTCAACCTAGAATCATTATAGTTTACATCACTCAATAGTCCTGGATTCTTTGTATAATTATTCACATAATCTTCTGCCGTTTTTATATAATCTTCTGCCATTTTTATCTCCTATCTTTTTACAAAACTTCCAATATAACTTTGTATTGTAAAATCATAAATGCTGAATGGTACATTACTCATAAATTTAAACTGTATTTCTTTCCATTTTTTCTGTTTAATTCTTGGTATTATATATCCTTTTGTATTTTTATAATCCTCTATTTTTTCAAATTCATTATTATCTGTTCGTACATATAGCGAAATTTCGTCTCCATCTATATTTAGTACACAGCCTTTCTTATTAGTTATTTTTTGATATTGCTCTGTATCAAAAGAGTCCTGACAAGTACACCAATATGCTTCTATACTTGTATTTACTTTAGTCAATGTATATATACCATCATCACTACACAAATATAAAATTCCATTTTTCACAGTAGCATAAGTAATTATTTTATTTAACTCCCAATAAAACCATTCATATTCTACATGATTATCTAGCGTAAACTTATCCCTTGAATTAGCTAAATATATATGGTTATCAACTATTACTAACAGATACCCATCATATTCTTGTACGATTAAGTTTTTATAATTCTCTTCTTGTAATAGTTTACTATCTACTAATGAAGAACGATGTTGTAGAACCTGTTCTGTTGTTACATCACTACTTATTCCTTCCATTCCTCTATCTGAAAAAAGAACAATATCATCATTAAAATTGAGCCCTGTTGCCACGCAACCTATTGATATACTCGAATGGGTACTTGGATATGCTTTACCAGTATCATATGTTGCTGGCGTATGATAAAAGACTGTAGTATTTGCTTGTGAAGGCTCTTTAAATACCCATAAAGCATTATTCCCAGCTACCAACGCTCTAATATTAGCACTGTCTAATCCTTCTTCATAATAATCTGTATCAGATACGTAACGAGGGTTTTCAAGTGAACTGTGAAACAATGTATTTGGATAATCTTGATTTCCCGCAAAGAATACACGGTTATCAAAAGGCTCTAATATTGTACATTTAGTAATTCTTTCTCTATATCCCGGTATAGTTTTACAGAACTGTATTATTACATTATCTTGTCCGTCTGTATTAGGCTCATTAGGTGCAGTTGTAAATGTAATACAGCCTTTCAATGTATTTACTGTAAAGGCTTTTGTTTCTACTCCATCTATCCAGCATCTTGTTTTTCCGGTTTCAATTTCAGTTGTATCCAAATAATACTCTTTGCTCGTTCCATCTGCACAGAATGTATTTTTTCTATAACCTGTAAGTAGATTTATATCTTGGTATTGTGTTCCTCCACCTTCTGGTTTTCTTGAAATTGAAGTTGTTGGAATGTATCCTTCTACTGTCTTACATTCTTCTCCATTGTACTCAAGGTAATTTATCCCATCTTTTATATACAAAATATTATTGTATATAAAACTTTGGCTTCTCTTCGGATTCATTCCAATAGCTTTTATTGTTTTCTGTTCCTTTGTATTCATATTATAATCATACAAGCTAGTGCCACAATGAATAATCATATGTTCTACAGTATTAACAGTATAAAAAAACAATCCAAATATAGTATTATTAAAGCTTCTAAACAATTCTATATCTGGTCTACTTTCTATACATTTTCCTAGTTTTTTATAATTTTTCCATATATTCTTAGAATCTGGACTCCTATATTGACTAACCTCGTGATTTGAAAAGTCTACTCCTCTAAAATTACTATATATTCTTGTTATTAAGTCTCCACTTTCTATCGACATTAAATTCCTCCATCTATATATACGCTTCCCTGTGACTGTCTTGGATCAAGCATTTGTTTTAATTCAGAATATCTTTGTGCATATACTTGTCCATAGTTACTTGATACATCACTTTTTAATATATCTGCAGCAACACCATAAACCATACATTCTAATACTTCTGTTGCTAATTCAAACTTATAAGTATCCTCTGTATCTTTTGTGATAGATTTTGGATACTTATAATAATATATAGTCGCTTTACCATCTTCCAAAAAAGTTACTATATTGTCATCAATATTATATTCAACACCTTTTATTATCTTTAATTGATAAAAATCCGAATACTCCTCATTCAATATAAATTCTTCATTTTCAGTAACATTTACAGTATCTTTTACAATAATTCCTTTATATCTGAACAATTCAAACATTAACTGGTTAGTTACTGTATTAAATTTATTTGATATATCTGGATCATCAGTTAGTTCCTTTTTATCAACGTCAATTTCTTCAATAAGTCTTAATACTCTTTGCTTAAAATCCCCGAGTGTCATAACTATTCCTCCTTGCCAGTTAATGCCTCTTTTAATGATTTATAATCATTTATTGCTTCATCAATTTCTTCTACCGGAGTACTATCTGCTGGTAAGAAATATCCTCTTCCTTCTTCCTCTAAAAGAAGCACTTCGCCTTCTTCAAGATTTATTTCCACTATACTCGTTGTTTTGTATCTTTTAGTATCTTTTACGAACTTAGAAACAAATTTTAAGTTTTCTAGCTTTTGCTCTACCATATCATTTTTATACTCTAGCTTTGTATTTTTATTTATAATTATCCCTTCATAAGGTTTCAGCTCTGGTTTTTCTACATAATACTTCTTCATTCTTTTTTCTCTCTTTCCGTCTATTTGTAGAATTGCACTACATATAACTATTATAGACATATATAAAAGGGCCAATTTAGCCCTTTTTTACTTATTTTTCTACGCAGGAATCTTAACACATTGTAATTCGTCTTGTGCTATAATCTTCATTCCATAAGTATCTAAACCTCTGATACCATCTGAGAATGCATTTTGTAGTCTTAGACTTTCAACCTCATTAATTTGTCCAGCAAACGCAATAGCGGTTTTACTTCTGACAATACAGAATCTGTTAGCCCCGTCATTGTATATTGCGTTTGACATTACAACTTCAAAGTTATCATACATACCTACAATACCTTTTCTTATTAATTCTGGGTTATTTGTAGATAGTTCAACTAAGTTATTCTTAAATGTTGAATATGTTGCTGGATCTATTTCTATAACTCCTCCAACATCAAAGTTTCTTTGTCTTAATGCAACTATTGCATCATCAATTGCTGTTTTAACTCCTGTTTGCGTTTTAGCTGCAGCAGTTGTTATATTTTTGGCTCCATTTTCATAAGTAGCCTTTGTTATTTCATAGTAGTTTGCTATATCCGCTTTAACCGGTTTTGCAACTCTTTGATATATCGTTTTTCCATTTATATTTTTTTGTACGAAATAATCTTTAAAAGTTTTTATATCTGTGTCTTGTGTTTTTGCGTATGTAGCAGAAGCCTCACTTATAGTTGTTATACATTTTCCAGCAACTAATCTTCCAAGATTTATTTCTCTTCTTTGAGCTAACTTTGATGTAGCTTTTTGCTGATATTTTTCTGGTAATCCTGGTACAGATTGAGCTTTGTCAATATCTTTTACAGCAAAAGAGAAATATTCAGCAAATGCTATTGTTAATAATTGACCTGAATCTGACATATCTTCATAGTCAACTACACCTTGATATCCACTTACAGTTGGATCTCCCACTCCTAAGATTTTAACAGTTTGGGCGTATTTGCAATCCCCTTCGTACTCTCTTGTACAGTTTTTTATTAATTTTAGTTTTAATTCTAGGTCATCTTGAATTTTCTTTGACCATATAGTTTGAATAAAGTTTACTACTGACATTTATAATTCCTCCTAAATAAAAAATTACCAACGAGACATTGAATCACATACAGCTTTAAATAATTTTGGATTTTTATCAAAATCGGCTCTAGTAAACTTAGAGGCCTCATCTTTGGTGTAAAAGTCTTTAATTACATCTGCCGAACTATCACTGTTTTTCATTGACGCTATTGGTTTTGGTGCTTCTTTTGGTGGAAGCATTTTCTTATACATTTCATATATTTCTTTTGTCGTTGTCCTAGATGGATCAAACTTGTTAGCAAAATCTTTAAAATCGCTATCATTTAAAATTTCATCTCCAACTCCTATACTTTTTAGCTCTTTAATAGCTTCTTGATTTTTTCTTTCATTTGCTAATTCTCTAAATAAGTATTTTTCACGTGTAGTCATTTTATCTACACCTTTTGAAGCAAGCTGATCAACAACATCAACTATTTCGTCATATCCACAATCTATAATTCTAGATGCATCTGACTTAGCCAATGTTTCCACATCTCGCTCATCGTATTGAGGCAATTCTGGAATATTTACTCCTTGTTCTTTATAAAACTGCTTTAATTTTTCCGTTGATTCTTCAACAGAATTAGTTCCTAAACCAGCATTTAAAACATTTTGTAATTCTCTGTATTTAGCCTCATCATCATTTTTTGCACGTCTAACTCTTTCTTGTACTATTTTGTTGACTTGCTCTTGTGTAAACATTTTTTCCTTTGCAGTTTCTTTATTAGCAAATTCACTAACATTCGTATTATCTGCATTAGTGGCAATGTTAGCTCCTTCCACATTTTCTTCTGCTGTTTGTGTAACAGTATTTTCATCAGTAGTTGGTGCTACCTCATTTTGATTTACAACGTTTAAGTTGTTTTCTTCTTCATTTCCCATTTTTTTCTCCATTTAAAGTCTGTCGACTGTTAATTCCTACATTCCTTTTAAGCCATTCAGCAGTTTTGGGCATAAAAAATAGACACATATGTGTGTGCCTTTAATAACTTTACTAAATTATTGAGAAACTTAATTTGAATTATATTGACTATCAATTCTTTGTTGGGCCTCTGCCATCTGCGAAGCTTGTGCATCTGGATCATTTTGCAAAAATTGATTTGCTCTTTGAGTCTGCATCTGCATTTTTGCCTGTATTTGTGCTATATATTCTTGTTTTGCCTTTACTTTCTTTATCAGTTCTAGTAATTGTTGTTTCGGCATTGTACTATTGTCTGGTAATGCCTCAACATAAGTTTCTAATTGACCTATTTTTTGTGGACTAAACCAACCACCCTTAAGCAGATTTTCCATGCTAAGCTCTTGTGCATATTTATCATATGCAGAAATTGGAGTTATATCAATTTTAACTGAAGCCTTTAGTTTTGTTAGTGCCTCTTCATTTACTTTTATAGGAGTTATAGTTTCTTCTCCAGTTATCTGATTTATACTTTTATCCTGTAATATCAATCCATTAGGATTATATGTAATAATCATATCAAGCCAAATTAATGATATTTGTTCTATAAAGTCTTTTAATGAAGCCATTTGTTCAACAAGAGGTTGCTGTGATGCATTCTGAACTGCTAATATTGCTTTACCAGATGCAGTTTCTGGATTTACTGCCCCAGTTGTAATATCTCCAGCACCTGCAAGTTCCCTTGTTGTTTTTATTAAATCATTTTGTAATAACTCGACATCTGAACTCATTTGCATAGGTTGTGTGATGGCAAACATTTTCTTTACGTCTTCAACTTGTTTTCCTTTTACTTTAATAGTTCCTCCAACGGTATCAACAGCACTAGGATTCTCTATTGCATCAACATTAACAATTTTTTGAGGATATGCGGTCTGTTTTGCCACCAAGGCTCTTCTCATTAGAGTTTTATTAACTTCTATCTGATTTGCAATTAAATTTCTAACTTCTCCTTCTCCTCTAGCCGAGCCTTCTTTATCTTCCCATAGCATATGTGCAATAGGATATCTCGTTAAACCACTATTTTCGTCTTTTATAATATCTAAATACCTTGTCGCCATAGTATAATATACTTTACCATTATTCTTATAAAACTTAGTTATAATTGTAACCTTGTCATCAACTTCATACTTAGCTTGATCTCCAGCTTCTTCCCAAGTTTGGTTATCTCCAATTATTTTTTCTAGTTCTTCTTTTGGTACACCTTCTGATGCTGCAAGATTTCTCGCTTCAATTACAGACTTTCTTTGTCTAATTAAAATATATGGCTGAGTTTGAATCTCACTATTATTCTCATCTCCATAGTAAATATCATTTTTGCTTATTTTTTCGGATATTGGCATTTTTTTATCATTATCATATCTCAAATACATTGGAGCTTCATCATTTATTGCAGCCTCTTTAGATATCTTTCTTATTTTGATATCCATTCTATCCTTTTCCCATATGTTAGCTGCCTTTAAGTTTAGTAACTTACATAGTTGGCTTGCTGTGTCTCTAAAATCCTCTTCAAAATTATCTGGATTATATACAATCCCCCATAAGTTTTGATTAATTACAGCAACCTTATATTTAACCACTGGTTTTATAAAATTAAGTTGTACTGGCTCTATACTCTTTATTTTAAGACCTTCCCATTGATTACCATTATACATTCTATGATTTTTATCCGTATCAGAATATACATTCATCATATATAGATACGACTTGCCTCTTTGGTATAGCTGCCATACTTCCGTTTCCTTCAATTCCTTTAAATCCATAACTTACTCCTTTAATGCCAAATATCTTTTTGTCCTATGCTTGTCCCATCATAGTGGTCTATGTTATATATTTCTGCTTTTTCTTGAGCTTCCTGTTCTTTTTTATATTCTCTTTCTATAACTTTTTCTTTGTGTTCTTCTACTTTATCTTGCACATTTTCTATGTATCTTATTGGATTTAAATCTTCTTTATCATGTTTTCCTAAATAAAAAGCTAACAGCATAAAAAAGCCATTAACTAACACTAACAACACTTCCATTGGCGTTCTCCTTCTTCATTTTATATAACTTCTATAGTCTCTCCATAATCTTCTTTAAACTTCTTATCATTGTCAAAACTATAAAATACATTTTCATTCACTACACTTTGAGTATTTTCTACCCTTGTTTTTTGTTGATCCCTTATGTAATATGTAATAGCTGTTCCCATAACTAAATCATCATGGCTACCTTCTTGTGCTTCTGGTCTACCTTTTTCATTCTTAACAAATGTAAGAGCCTCTTTAAATATTTCAATATCTGTTATCGACTCTGGCTCTTCATTTATTATTCTTTGCAATTCTGCAAGTATTAGTGGTCTTGTATTTCTATCGGTTCTAAATCCATACCTTTTCTCTAATTTGCCTGTATAATCATCTTCTTTTTCTCTTACATACAAATTAGGATATTCATATTCTTCCTCTAATACTTTATTCGGATACGTACTAAAATTAGTTTCTATTCCTATTAATGCAGTATTATAGTAAATTCCTAAACAATACATTTGCCTTGTATAAAATGTTTCGTCTTTTTCATGTTTCAATACCGCTACAGTCTTTCCATTAGTGTTATCTATCACAACACCAGTAAAATTATCTGAACCGTCTCCTGCAGTATCTCCACCTAGTACATATGGAACACCTTTATTAGGTTTCTTATATATCTTTATAAATCCACCTTTATCACTAATCCATCGGATATTTATAATTTTCTTTTTGTTATTCTTTACAACCAAGTCATATTTAAAATATCCTACATCTAGTATTCCATTGTTTTCTTGGTGTTCTAACTGATCAATTCGTTTTATTACTGTTTCTGTGTTAAAATAACATTTTCCAGAAGCAATAAAAGCTTCATCTGGCGTACAAGGATACTCTTGTTTAATTACTTCTTTATCTATATACCCTTGATATTTTTTATAGTACCAGTATAATTGATTTTCATCTAATACTTTTTCATCTCTTAGCCATCTTAACCTGTCATATATCCATATACCTTTCTTTCTATCAATATCATTTAAGAACTTAGTCCTCATATTTTTGGTTTCAAAGTTCAATCTGTATTCTCTTGTTTTCCACCATTCAAAGAAACAATTTATATGCTGTCCTGATTTCCACATTTCTCTATAATCATTGAAACCATTTGCAGTAGTTTCATATATTTTTATTGCATTTTGTGTAAATGTTTCTCCTAAAGACGCTTGTATCCTTGATATTCCATCTTTCCAAAACGCACATTCAGAGCCATGAAAGAAGTTGATTGTCCTTGAACGACCAACTTCTTTAGTTGCAGTATCAACACTCCAACTACTATTTAATTTTTCAAACAATAACTGTCTCTTTGAGTTATATTTTTCAGTGGGCTTAATCATTTCTGGTAATCTATTATATATAAATTTAGCCTTATTTTGAAAAATAGCCTCTGTATTACTACTCTTGTCAGCTAGTGTTAAACCTTCAAAATTATGCCTCGTTATAGTAGCTGCTAATTGATACGCAGTTATTAATGTTGTAAAACCTTGTTGTCTTCCCTTTAATACTAGCAATGATATTGATGTAATCAACCCTTGCTCGTAATCTTCTATGGCCTTATTCAGAATATTTATAAACTCATGTTGAACTTCATTCAGAAAAAAAGGAACTACCTTCTTTTCCTTATCAACAACAGTAAAACATAGTTCTATTAATTTTTCTGGGTTATCAATTATCTCTTCCCTTAAAGTTTCATTATGTGTCAATTCATAAGCAACGCCTAAAACAAACCTATCATCTTTTTTTATGTCATGATGGGTATCCCATTGAATCTTTCTTCTATCTATTAAAAAATCAGCTGTTATCTTAATCATAATACATCTTCTAATTTTACAACCTTTTCAGTTATCTCCCCAGATAAGTTTACATCTTGCTTACTAGACCACCCAAAATTATTCTCTAAAACAAATTTAGCTCCAGATGTTTTTCCTGAATCATATAAAGATTTTTCTGCGTATTCTTCAACTCGTTGTTTGGCAACCTTGATTATTTCTGCATATTCGGTATCACCATATAATTTTTCGTATCTTCTTAATGTTTCGGTAGACAATCCTAAATATATGGCTAGTCCAGATATGGTATATGGCCTATGTTCTTGAAAAGCCATACCAAAATATTCTTCTACTCTAGCTTGCAACTCATCTGGTGTCTTATATTTACATCTAGAATTAGCTTGTAAATATTCTTGTTTTAGTTTTTCTTCTCCAATATTCTCATTATAAAACTGCACATTAAACACCTACTTTTTATTTACAATATTTGCTTTTATATTTGCCACTTTGTTATGTATTTTTTCATAGTTTATTTCTTCTTTTTCACATCTACTGTTATATTTGCATTGTTCACATCTATATTTCATACAATTAAAAAAATTAAACTTTTCTTTCATAACTTGCCTATCTGTTGTAATTGAACAAATTACAGCATCTCCTCTTTCGTATTTTTACATACACTAAGCAATGATATAATTATAAAATATATACTTATTAATATTTAGAGATGTCTAACATCTTTACTCTCTATTAACTCGCATTTTATGTTATATCACTGCTTACTATATAAGGTAGTACATTTTAGCCTACTACCTTAAAAGCTTAGTACATTTCTATTTATATACCTCTAATGCACAAAAAGGTTAAGACTTAAACTAGAATTGCCTTTTATATATTCTCAAAGGAGATATGCCTAGTAGCAACACATATATATTAACTGTATCTAGTATTAGTTAATAACTAATTATTTGTAAAAATTTCTCCACTTTGTGTATCATAATATTTAAAGAAGTTCATACACCAAGCAGTTACTATTTTTACTTCTTTATTCATACAATGGACACAATTTTCATCATATGCTTTTGTATAAAAAGCTAACTTATTATCCAGATTTTCATATCTATTTACTATTACTTCAGTAGACTTTTGTCCTGGTACAGTTACTTCTATTGCTATATCCGATTTAGTTAATTTAGCTGTATCAAATATACTTATTAAGTTTTCTCTTTTCATCTTTTCCTCCCGAACGCTGTCTTTGGTTCTTGTTGATGAAGTGGATGATCTCTTTCAGTTCGCTGATAGCAAAGACTTCTTCCGTAGTTTCCAGGTTGGAGTCTGAAATCAGATTACTGTATTGGGTA